GAAGACCAACCGTATTTCCATATCGAAGTGCTTTATATGTCTCTCCGTCATCTTCTATATGAGATGCATCGTAAACAACACCAGGTAAGACCTTCTCAACTTCCTGAGCTATGAGACCAGTGGTTCTATAATCGGGGTCATCCTTGTAGTTAAATGTGACACCCCTGAGTTGAGAAACCTTTTCGAGAGCATTTGGAATGACCTCGATATTTTCTTTTAAATTAATATCTGACGCATTACCGAATGCCGTGATATCACCTTCAGCGACAATTTCGCCAGTTTCGTATAGGCGAATAGTGGGATCGGTTGCATTATATACACGAAGATTACCATATAGATATTCGTCACATTCAACATTCAAATTAGCGGCAAGGTACATTTTTCTAGTTGATGTACCACTTTGCTTTAATGCCCAATTAATAGTTGGTGTAGAGGCTGAACCAGTGCCATATATTCTAAAATGATTGTTAGTGTCAGCATACGCACCATCAACCAAAAATTCATTGGCACGGACAACCCCAGAGTCTGCTGTAATATTACCGGTAGATGTTACACTAGAAAAAGATACAGCTGTATTTTCTTGTGCGTAACCAGAGAGGTTTACAGTTGCCGAGATCTCTTGAACACCATTAGAAATTTCTGATATGGTGATATTACTACCAGCCGAAAGTGATGAAGCAACTCTTGCTCTGGTAAAATATTGTGTTCCAGAATCGTATGCTGCACTAGGATCTTCACTGACGTCAGCGGTAGTCAAACCACCCAATGAACCATTAATCGTAACATTATTGAAGATACCATTGTTAGCAGTAACATCTTCTGTCACCACGATATCTTCAGAAACAATCAAATTAGGTACCGTCAATGTACCAGCAGTGGTCAATACCAGTTCTTCGGTGCCTCCACCAGTATTCATGATGAAATCACCACCACTATCCTTGATTCCTACGTCCCAAGATAGAGTACCGTTTGTATATTGTGTCTGTGCACCAGAACCAGAATATGTAAATGTGGCTACGATTTGATCTGGACCAGAGATATTTACCGGTTCAGTGAATGCAATCGTATTACCAGCACCGGTATTACCAATCGTGGTAGTCGATAACTTGTTAGTAGCAATCAAGTTTGTTGCGGTGAAATCACCAACCAGTGTAGAATTACCAGTTGCCGAGTCACCACTGCCAGATGCTGTCATGGCGTCTCCAGCAAAGATTCCTACCATTTCATTGGTTTTATTCAACCATGTCTGAAAGGTATCAGTGGTACTAACAGTAGTTATTGTCTTAGCCATTATTCGTGTCCGATTCTATTTTTTCGATTCTTTCGCTGATATTGAGCAGGCATTGTTTGATTTCTACGATATCAGAATGAAGCTGATCAACCTTTCGTTGATAGAGCCTTTCCATTTTATATTTATTTAATGCTTCTCGGTCGGTATTAAGAATGGCTTTCCCGGTAGGTGATCTCTGCATCATGTGAGTGCAATCCCTCTATAATCCTTGACAAATGGTACAGAACCCCTTCTGTCTGAGGTCATTACTATCTTCAATGACCAACGCCTGAATGTATCAAAGGTTCCTCCATCTGCACTTGTATATTGATATTCACCACCGGCACCAGTCTTAGCAGAAGCAGGTATTCGATACCTAAACTCTCTAAAGTCACGAAGGTTGCCCGTATTCGAAAATAGACCTACACCTTCAAACAATTCCATTTCAACCCAGTCCAATGTGGTGAATGCAGAAACATCAGAAACATTTTGACCTCGGAAATATACCTTAATATCTGTACCAGTAGGCCTATAACCCGTGAGATACATTTCAAAATCTTCCGCATCAAAGTCTTCGGCCAATTCGGAGACCTTTGATACATAGACTCCAGCCTCATCTTCTGTTTCAGATATCTGATATTGACCAGCCAATATTTTCGAAACCTCAACATCCAATAATGGAGTAGAGGTTTGATTGCCACTGTTGGCCATATTGACCGTGATTTCAAATTTCTTGCCCTTGCCTGGATCATTTGATAAACTGTATACAAGACATCCAGTCTTATTGAATTCGTTTCGATCATTGAATCTCAGTGATTGTACATGCGTATTATTCACATTAAGAGGATCGGTGAATTCACCAGTGATCGTAGTACTTGTTACACTGTCATTACTTCGAGAGATGAATGGCATGAAATAGCTCAATTCAACGTTATCAATCGATACGATGTTTGCTGTAGACTGTGAATCTAATCCTACAATTTGGCCAGATACATCAAACTGTCTGGTCGCAGATGCATTACTTCCTTCGAGGTACATCTTGAATACATCTCTTGGGTTATAATAAATCAATTCACCTTTAACGATAGGATTCGCAGTACTGTTGGAGAATGTGTGTCCTGCCGTATGATCTACAGTCATGCTCGTAGATGTATCCACCGTGACAATTTCGAAGATATCAATAATACCGTTACCAGTATCGTTGACCAAAATGAAATCACCACCGGCGTAAGTATCATCTAGTGCAGTACCAGTGATCGTGTTAGTACCGGTTGTGATGCTCACAGTTGCACTTGTTGAACCAGAGGTGTTCTTTAGCTGATAAATTGTCTCACCACGATTGAATGCTCCGGTGAACGAATCCACCGTAAAGAATTCGTGATTATTATTAGTGAGAACAACACTTCCAGTAGACTGATCAAAATTATTGCGATACAGTTTAAACTTGATATCCTCATCTTGATAGGATTTCCAAGCACGGTTATTGGTAGATGTAAACAGAACCCCGTCTCCCCAGTCTTGGACAATTGCTTGTCCCTGAGTAGCGCCGGGGGTCAGATCATCCCCACCAACCTTTGAAGTGAAGATTAGGTAACCAGGATCGTTACCATCTGGCATTACTACCACACAATATTCTTTTTCTGTATCTAATCGAACAGGAGCCTCAAATATGACTGTCGTTACCACAGAGGCATCATCTGATACATTTACCTGACTTGATCGTAGATGAATTTCTGAGAATGGCAAAATCTCTGGAGCAGGATATCCGTTAGATACCTCTCGAAGCATTACAGTGACACCATTCGTTGCACTCTTTCTCTTAAAATACAGATCGACCTTAGAGACATATACGGCATCAGATCCCTGACCCATACCAGCCTTGATGAAGAATGTCTGTGCCAGAGGATCACCACGTCGGAATATAGGAATCGTTGGTACGATAATAGGAGCAGGCCTCGATGGGAGATTACGCGTAGAGGTAGTTTCCTGAATTTCAAATTCTGGAGTTCTTGTCGTTGTGGTGGTAGACAGAGATGTTTTCTCTACAGAGAAATTATATGCATGATATGTCACGAAACCACCAGAGGTGCCAGAGGATTCGATGTCACCATATACGTCTACGTCTGCAATCTCTAATACCCTATCACCGACAAAGAAGGTATTGGCAGGTAAAGCAAATACTGCTCTTAAAACACCTTCGGCATCTGTGGTGACAGGATCACCCAAAGATCCGGCTCTTCGAACATCGTCTGAACTAAATGCATCTATATTGCCAGGGGCAACCGAACCATCTACGTTGACCTTATCGAAATAGAAATAATGTCTCGTATTTGGTCTCAAGCCAACCATGAAGATTGCAATATTCCTTCCTGACATGAATGGTTGAAATTCCATATTGGTGACAAAATCACCAACAAATTGTTCTGTCGTAGTTACAGTTTCCCCTACTAGCTCTAAGGACCTAGTTGTCGTTGTCTCTACTCCTCCACCTGTAACAGGATTTACACCAGAAACAGTAACTTCTGTATCCGTTAGAGGTTGGAATTCCTGAATGTTATCAATGATTTCCTGCGTGGGGAAAGAATTATCGATCACTATCTGAGCAGGAGTTGTGGTCGTATCATAATTCGCATCGTAAGGAGGTGTTATCTGACCACGGCCAGCATAATTATAGAAATTACTTACACAGTTTCGTGTGTTGGTGGCAAATGGTTGCTCGATGATAGGAATATCTGAATTCTTGCTCAGACCCACTGCCTTGGTTAGGGCATTACTTGGGAATCTCTGATCGTTCGTTCCACTGGCATAAATCAGATCCATAGAGAATTCTGTTGTGGCCGGTGTCAATATTTTAGCCTTGTGTCGAATCGCAGATCTGAATTCTGGATGTTTGACATCAGCAATACCCAGATCATTCATTGGATCTACAATAAATCCGTTCTTAAAGCGAGTATTACCATTCTCATCTTTGATATTCAGATTGGCAGTATCAGACTCTAATTGGTTCAGTGAGATATAATACGACATATTTTCGATCTTCTTCTCTAATGAATGAAGATCCTTCATCGTATAATTCTTAATGCCTTTTTGCTTGGCCTTTACTGCATAATCTCTTTTACCCATCGTGTTTGCTTCTTGCATTGTAAGAGCAGGAACACCGGGTATTGTTACCTCACCGATTACCAGTTGGTCAGGCTCAGGACGAGGGGGTACAGCATATCTTTCTTCCTCTCCCTTAATTAATTTGGTAGCACCATATGAATCAATGATTAACAAATCCACACGTGAAAGATAGTGTTCGATATCTGTGATACACGTGCCGTTATATGCTGGAATCAATGGTGGAGAATAGTCGCTGAATGTTTCGTTTGCGTTGCTACCTACCGGATCATCAAATACCACTGCTGAGGCCGCATTTGGTACCGTATAGGAAATCGTAGCCTCTTTATTTGCATAAGGCCTAAAATCGAAACACTCACGAAGGTTATATCTCTTACCACTCGAAGCAGTAAATGTGGGGATTTCATTTGAATCCAATGTTTGAGGATAACTATTAATCGTGAAGAAATACTCTCCAGTCGAATTATTTAACTGGAAGCACTTGAATTCAATAGACATAACACCAGCAGTTGGTACTGGTCGACCCGAGATATATTCGATGTAAGACCAATCGTAGAAGGTATCCTTCTGATTAGGTACAAGTCTAAATGATGAGGTTACATCAATCCCTGCCGAATCAAGAATCTGTACGATCTCGTAACAATCAGGCATACCCAACGTATATCTTGTCTTGGTCGGAACGTTTGCCGTAGCCTTAACAAATGTAGTTCTTTCTTGTTTGCCCCAAGGTCCAGAAGAAGTCAAATTTTTATTGATATTATAATAAACGTCTGCTACACCTGTACCGGCAGAGGCAACGTTGATGACCAATTCTGAATCATTTAATTGGGTGGTAACCGACGATACAGTGAGAGGAGTTGAAGAGCTGTCAATTACCAGAACATCGCTGACAGAATTAGAACCAGCAAAGTTATCATTTCCAGTAGCAGCGATTGTAATTTGTGTTCCAGTTAACGTGACATTTAACTGTTGTTGTCTTATCGCAACTGTGGTGTCTGATGTTTCAAAACTACTCATCACACCACTGTCGAACACAAGCTCTGATTTTGAATTTTCTTTTGCAAAAAATCCTTGGGTCAGATCGACCTGCCCAAAACCAGGTATCTCAATATTATCGACATCTGTCGTTGTTCCACTGGACATATAAATTCGTGACAAGAAAATCTTTCCTGGTAGTGCGTTAAGAACATATGCCTCACCAATATCGACATTGGAAGAATTTCTTAAATTGACCTTCGCGGACATTCCTAATACTGGTCGGCCAGAATACGTACAAGGATACCAGCTACCATAATTCAAAGATACTGGTTGATTATTCAGTACATCAGTCGATGCGATATCATCTAAGATAAAAGACTGTTCACCTTTATTCTCTACCCTAAAGCCCTTGACATATGCAGTACCAGATCCTACTGTTACCCTTAGATCGGTGATAGCAGTATTCGCCAGGTTTTCTTTTCGTTCTGTTTTTAAATCAAAATTACGAAGAATGTAATTACCAGATTCTTCATAGGTTCGACGTGCCATTTCTTCGCCGATGACGTTATATTGAGAAACGTCTCTAAGTGTTACGGCGTTTCCATTTTGGTAACGAACGAGAGAGAAGAACGATGCATCTGCCTCTGCTATAGGCGTATCAAGGGATACCAATTCTGGAATTAATTTAAGACGATCAGCACCCGGCGCATTTTCATTTTGTGAACCGTTGGCATTATCGTATAAAGATCCATCCTGTCGAGCATTAACCAAACGCTCACGGATTCGATAACCCACATTCTTAGCGTCGGGGATATCAGTGTACTTTGTTACGACCAATGTCTGTGCATCGGCAAAGAGAAAATGTCCCTTTTGGAAGATAATGCCAGGAGCAGCCTGCAGACCATATGCAGGACCAGTCGCAGGAGTCAAAACACCATCAGATGCCTGAAGTCCTGTGATCGATAATAGATCTGTAGCGATTGGGTTCACTTCGGGTGGAACCAACTCGCCGACCTTATACTTGTATCTGGTGATTGTTAATGATTCACCGTCATTGAATTGACCAGTCGTATTATTTGTTGTCTGGTTTAAATATCGAATGAAAAAGGTATTTAAATCGGGTGGCCTAGATTCAAAGCCCTGGGCTGCAGAAATGATCTCCGCCTGAAGACCCGTATCACCACCAGTAAGAACATATACGTAATCGATCTCTGTTTCGATTCCATTGATCGTTTCAGTTCCTCGGCCTGAAATATATGCTTCGACATTAACATTGTTTGAGAGGTCGTCGACCTTTACGAACTGAAGACCATTGATTCTTGTGAAGTTACAGCCTTTGACAATACTGCCTTCTTTGAAAATATTATCGCCAAATTGCTCCACTTGATTTTGGAGCATTGTCTGCATCTGTGTGAGCTCTCGAGCCTGTACTGCGAACCCGGGCTTGTATAGAACACGATAATACTGATTCTCTAAATCGTAATCGTCGAAATACGGAGCAGTATTTAGGTTTGTATTAATTGGCATTAATCTGGTCCCTTAAAATTCGAATACTATCTTAAACTCTTCTCGTGAAAGAGGATTTCTTTCTAATGGGAAGAAGTCTTCGATATAGTATACCTCTCCCGTTTGTTGTTTATAAAGTGGTGTCACTATGTTATTTGCTGCCGGTGAATTCGGAGTAATGATAACACCGGTATCTGTTCTAAATGGCAATGCTGGATCTAAAGAAATATCACTACCAGGTTGGTTTGGATAGACCCCGACATATTGTGCTATGTAAACCGTGTTTGAAGTGAAATCTAATTCATGTACTGTTCCACTGAATATGGTTTCATTATTCGAATCTATCTGGGTAATAATTGTATTAGCAGTAATAAAACCAATATCGTCTGTCGTCACTGCAATTCTATTATCGAATATCTCCTGTGCGATGACAGCATTATTTGCATTTGGATCGGGGAAGAATTCTGGCTCTTTTACGATACCAATACCATTATATGTATTTGTATCACCGATCTGCTCGTTATCATCACCCGTAATGAATCCATAAAGCAAGAAATGCTTGCACTTCAATTCATCTAAAAGATTATATCCGTGGCCACCGGGTGGTGATAATACTGGTCTGATCTCTGCCCTCACATCTGTGGTTGCCGTATCTTCTGGATCGAAATCAAACAGAGGATCTTTTACCACTGCAGATGCATTTCGATAACCACTACCTGCTGTGATCACCTGAATATTATTTATTCTACCTGAATCAACTTCTGCTACAGCTGATGCACCAGTTCCATCACCGGTAATGGTAATAAAGGGAGTAATTCCAATGGCCGCAGAGCCTAGATTATCTGGCTGAGGATCTGGTGTTACCGTAAATATCCCTCTCTGTGTACCTTCGTCGTATTCATAATCCGTCACTTCATAATAAAATGTGTTTGCGGATACTGTAGTTGCCCTTAATCTTTGGCCGATGAAATAATCATTCGCATGATATTTGACATTTTCTCTAAGAGTGGCACCAGTTACCTGAATCTCGTTAGGGGATACAGCACCTACGATATTAGCCAAAATCTCTTCATAGCCTTGATTGATATCTTTATTCTCGATAAAAATATCACTGAATGATGATAAGAAGGAGGTATTCGCAACTGGATCTGATTCGAATGTGCCAACGATTGGAATATAACCCAATGCGTTATAAGCCTCAAATTCAATTAAACTGATTGCGTATAGGTATTTCCAGACGTATCCATCTGCAGTACGATAAATTTGATCTCCTACCGCGGGATCGTAATTAGGTGGGGATGATACCTCACCGCCATAATTATTAAATAGACACTTATAAACACGATAGTCACCCGTATCGTTATTGGTGGGCCCTACCACGGCATAGAATCGTTCATCTTCTAAATCTACTGTATCGTCGTATTGGACGTATGTATCTCCGTTGGCCCATGGGATATATTTGATCATATATCGCACGTCTTCCTGACGGATCTTTTTGCCGAATAATGTTTTTGATAGGAAAGAATTTTTGGCTACCTGTGAATTCGTGGCCTGGATACTTCCTAATTCAATCCCTGAAACAAATACATACGTATTCGAAGACTCGATGTCTTCGTAAAAACGTCGAAGGACATCGGTCTTATAATTTGTTGTTAATATTTCGGCCATCTGAATTCCACATTACTTTTCTATGTTTATTTATTACCCGAGTCTAATCTTTCTACGAGGATATGTTTGACCACTTACAGGCCGGCTTTGATATACGTTTGTTCGAACTGGCTCACTGACAAATTCTGGCACCACCCTATATCGCCAAGGCAAAGCAAAGCGTTTTTTGTTT